TGTTCTTCAAAAGAAGAAAAAATGGAATCAAAAAATCTGACGACTACAGAAAACATAATACTGCTTCAAGACCCTGAAAATTGTCAAATCGCGCCGCGCCGTGTACTAAATTCTGACAAAATCCAAAATCTGCACTTCATTAAAATTTTTTGAGTCAAAAAAGTGTTTCCTGAACAATTGTACCGTTCAAGTAAAACCGAATAATCCAGGCATTCAATGTTCGTTTTCTGAAGCCGTTTCGAGATCGCACTCTCCTTACCCGATTTCAGCCGTGCTCGTAAACGATTCCGGCGTAATATTGTGCGTGATTTTTGACACCCGGTATTCCTTGTTCAGCTCAGGACGCAACCCCGAAAGTTTTACCGTTGCCCCGGCATAAATATCAGGGCGGCCTTTAGCGAACTGAATAGAGCCCGAATAGTTGTGCTGAAGCCTTTCCAGCTGCTTCTTAGCGTAGCCGAAAGCCTCGTTTTTCGATCCGAATTCAAGTTTCCCGCTATAAACCGGGCTGCCGTTTCCGGCAGTTACAACAACCATTTCGTTCTTTTCCTTATCGAAATAGCTCGTCCTGACGCTTTTAAAGAGTGTTCCCGAAGTCTTAAGACTGCCGCCCATAAGCTCGGTTTTATCGACTTCAAAAACTTTCGTATCTCCGTCGAAAAAGATGATCGTTTTGTTCTTCAAAGCAAAATCAGCACCGTTTTCAGCCGCGATCCGCCTCAAAAACGCTGTATCGCTCTCATTCCGCTGCGGAAGCACCTTGAAAAACGGGTCAGGCGACATATTGAATTTTGAAATCAGACCGTACTCAGCCGCTATCGATTTCACAATACCCGAAAGTTTCTGCTCCTGCCAAGTCCGTGTTTTCTTCTGCATTTTCATATCGCCCGCCGATTCTACAGCCTTTGCCTTGATTGAAAAACAGCCAGTCGCAATATCATAGCTGATTTCGTTCGTAATGAATTTACCGAGCAGGGAAAGCCCCGTTTCCTCGTATCCGGCTGAAAAAGTAATGACCGTCGAAGCATCCGGCATCTCAGTCAGAGCATTCAGCCTTATATCGAGCGTGTCCGCGCCGCTTTTGATCTCGTCAACTACAGTAGCAGACTGAAAAAAGCGGGAAATCTCATCATCAATATTCCGGTTGTTGCACTCGATCGAATACTTTGGTTTCATCAGTTCCAGAGCCTCTTTTCATCTATGATTTCAGTCGGTTTTTCAGGAAAATAAAGAGTCAGACCGGCTTTCAGAAAATGTCTTCTTGAGATTCCCGGATTAGCCTCTAAAAACAGCTGTATATATTTAGTATCGCCGTAAAACTTGAAAACAAGCAGGTCAACGCGGTCGCCGTCTTTCGTAACGTATTCAGTCATAATAACCCTCTAAACCTATATTAAAATCGACCTTCAACGGGGTTCCATCCGGCATGAAAACCGTCTTATTGAATTCGAGATTTGTCATAATTACCATTTTACAAACTTTGCCGTCTCCCATAATCATGACAAGCGGTTTTTGGTTTTTGAAAAGTGTTTCAAGTTTTGCCTTGGATTTCATACTTCCCTGATGGTGCGGGGTCAGATAAAAGCCAGAAATTGTTAATGCTTCAGTTGCTTCTTTCGTTGCTTGCCAGAATGGATAGAATCCGGCGCGATCAGATTTTGACCAGCCTGAACTGAACTTCTGACGCATATCTCGAACCGAAGTGTTAGATATCTTAAAAATAATCTCGCTCTCTTCATCTTCCGGATTGTCGTTGTCATAAAGCATGATAAGACAATCATCAGGGATAATCATCATCCCGTTTTCATCAATAGGCATAGCTATTCTCCATATCCTCTTTTACACCCTGACGGATTGCTTCGCGTACCCTGTCAACGATTTTCGGCAGAGCCTCGTCAATACTCTGAGAATTGATCGTAAAGTTTGAAATCGTGACATTGACGGTTTTGTTTGTGGTTGCAGGAATCTGATTTGCATATTTGTAATTTTGCGCACTCGCCGCCTGAGATTGTGCTTTTTGATCCTGGGATATTTGAGTCGGATCTACTTTTTTGATTTCCGGCAGTTTTGCGATAGGCTCTGTTTTGCCGTTTGTTACAGCATCCATTATTGTGGGGCTGTCTACAATGTCGTTTTCGCTTTTTTCAGATTTCTTTTTATCGGTCGGTTTTTCATCGGTTAAACCAAATGCGTATGAAACCCAACCGAAAAACGTTTTGATTTTATCCCAATAAGTAATAATTAAAGCAATTCCTGTAGCTACAGTTGTTACAACCAGCATCATCGGGTTTGCCGCAATAATCATATTCAATGATGCTATCAGGAGTTTGCTTATTGTTATAGCCTTATTGATTGCCAATATGCCGCCGACGACACCGACCAGCCCGGTGACAATAGGCACGAAAATCGGTATTTCCTCATTCAGCCATGCGAAAATGTCAACAATACCGCCTAAAACAGTTGTTGTAATTTCTAAAGCAGGCAGTAAAGCTACACCGACTGAAGTTTTCAAATTCTCGACATTCGATGAAAGCTGTGCCAGCCTGAAAGCACTTGTTTCAGACATCTTGCCGAAAGCCTCTGCGCTGGCTCCGGCACTGTTTCCCATTAACCTCAGATCCTCGCCGAATCTCTCTGCTGCTGCTCCGGTCAACGCCATAACAGCCTGCGCGCCTTCGACCGAACCGAATAAATCTGTTAGGTTTTTCCCTTGTTCCTGGGCTTTTTGGCTTATTACATTGAATGCTTCGCCTAAATCGTGACCTTTTGCAATGTAATCCTGAAAAGATACCCCGACGCTTTCTTTGAATATTTGCGAAACTTTTGTTGATTCTTTCGATAGTTCAGACAAAGCAGCTCTGATCTGAGTCGTTGCCTGAGCCGTAGGAGTTCCACTGTAGGTCAAGGTAGCAATGGCCGCCGAAACGTCACCGAATTTTACACCAAGTGCGCTCGCTATCGGCGTAACATTTGAAAGACTTGCCGACAGTTGTCTGACATCGGTTTTTCCGCGGTTTGCTGTCTGAAACATAATGTCAGACGCTTCCGCCGCCGAAAGGTTTGCTGTTCCGTAAGCGTTGACTGCCGAGCTCATGCCGTCGATTGCCGTGGCAATATCAATGCCGCCGCCGACTGCCATTTTGGCAGCAGTTTCCATAAAGCCGCCTAAATTTTCAACAGCGACACCTGCGGAAAGTGCCTGATACATACCTTTTGAGACCGTTTCTGTAGACAACCCAAAATTTTTGGACACATCAAGTACTTTGCCTGAAAGTTTTTCCATATTCACTTCGGAAGTATCTACAAGAGTTGAAACGCTCGCCATGTTGGATTCAAAAGCCACAGCAGGGCTTACGATTCCCATGAAAGCACTCTTTGCAGCCATAACGCCGCCGGAAAGTTTTGCGAAATCCATTGCGGCAGTGCGAAGCTGATTGAAGCCTTCGGTTTTCAGCTCCATCTTTTGGGCGGCTGTCTCCACTTTTTCGAGTTCTCCGCCCAACCTTTCAGATTCTTCGGCTGCATTTTTTAAGGAGATCCCGAACTCAGCTGCTTTCTTTTTTGCATCTTCAAGCCTTGCAATTAAATTCTGGTTCAGCTCTATATCTTCAGCGGTCTCTCCGAGTTTAGCCATTTTCAGGGTGTTTTCTTCAATTTCGCCTTTTATTTTTAAAAGTTCATCAGCCCAATACTTGCCAATTTCAAGATCTTCGATAGAATCACTTGTTTTTTGAGCTGTTTTGGTTATGGAGGAGAAATTTTGCAGAACACCGGGCGCGAGGGAAGCACCAATAAGAAGACTGACTCCAAGAATGTCCATCGTTTACAGCCTCGCTATATTGTGGCGTTTGTAATATACATCATAACCTGCTTTTCGTTCCACCACTTCAGACCGGAACTATCTGTTGCCAAAGTGTGTTTATGCAGCTTTTTCGCTCTTCCTTTTGTTATCCTGATTGGAGTCTTTTTCTTAATACCGTTCATTGTGTATTTTAAAGCCTCCAAGGAATCTTGTAAATTTGCTCGGCAAGCCTTAAACAAACTTTATGAACTTCTAAAAATTCGTCACAACTGAAATTTAACATTTCCGTTCTTCCGTAGTGTGCTATATGCCCGATAAAAGCCATTGTTTCTTCGATCTTTTCGGGCTGGACTACAAAAAAAGGTTCAATTCGCCTATGACTGTTCTGTAGTCCTTATAATCAAGAGTTTCCAAGAAATCTAACGGGATGTTACAGAGATTGGCAACCAGAGCAACGTCTTTTTCTTCCTGAATAGCTTTCGGACCCGCAATTTTAGCTGCATTCAATGCGTCTTTTACAGTTGGCGGAACTCTCATAGAAAGTTCGTCAACGGTTTTTCCGTCAAGATCGTAACCCTTTGAGAGTTTGATTTTAACTTCATTTTTGTTTTCAGTCATCACTTCTTTGTTTTTCATCTTTTCCTCCAATTTTTCTCATAAAATCCAAAAAAACAAAACCGCCCTCTCCGCGATGGAGAGGGTCGGAGAGCGGTGTTAAACCCCTATATTCGCCTTGGTCACTGCGTTGTAATCGGTCGTGCCGATGATCACCGTGTTGAGCAGCTTGTCGATCACATAAATCGGTTGACCGCCCATCGTGAGTTCGTAGTGCGTGACACTCATCTTGTAGGTCGATTTGATTTCTTCGCCTTTTTTCGTTTCAACCGGCATTTCGGTGATCGAACCTCCGAGAGCCGCAATGACCGGAATCTCAGCCGCTCCGTCTTTGATTGATCCGCGGAAAACGAAAAGAGTTCCCGAAGTGAGGAAATTGACATCTCCGATAAGTTTTGCCTTGAACGGGTCAATATCCGAAAACGAAAATTCCGCTTCGAGCTTGTCAAGATTGACAGGTACGTCATATTTCCCGGCAATACCGCCGTTATCCGCCTCGACCGTCTCGAATTTGACAGTCGGCAGAGTGACCTCTTTTGCCTTGCCAAGGTTCCCGACACCGTTTACAAAAAGGTTGAAATCCTTCAAAATCTGAGGATGTACACTTGCTACCATATTAGCCTCCTTTATCTCGCGATTTGTTAATCAAAAATTTCTGCGATGTATTTATCCGTGACGATCTCTTCAAAAATAAGAGTCTGAGCCGGGTAAACGGGTCCGAACTTATATTTGAAGTGGAGAATTCCCTGTTTTACAGGGTCAGCTGAATTGTCTTCAGGATCAGCCCAGCAGTCACCACCCAGGATCGCGCCTTTCGTCTGAAGTTCGTTGAGTACACCCTTTACAGAGTTGCAGACATCATCCACAAGGTTCTTTCTGATACCCTTATCCACAGCCCAGAGAATACCAGCCTGAATTGTCTTTTTGATCATGTCGGACATCCTCTTTACGCAGAGGAAACGCCATTTTTCAACATCGGCAGCCGTGTTGTTGCCCCAGAGACGGTATGCACCGCCTTCATAGACAACACATGCAATGTTCTGATTGTTGATGACGTTTGCTTCCGACGACTCGTCCATAAGTTCGAACTCAACCGCCGGTTCGACACCGACAACGGTTTTGTAGGCATGATTTGACGGTGATACCCACTGACCTTCGTTGTAGTCAACGTAAGCAATAAGACCGGCTGTTACCGCGCACGGATCAACAACACCGTAAGAAGCAACTTTCACTTTCTGACTGAGATAGTAAGCGTTCTTGCTCGTTTTCAGAGCTTCGCCTTCATATCCGTATTTCGGGAAAAGGTAAGTAGCAAGAAGCGGTTCCGCCACCGTTCTCAGAGCGATTTCGATGTTTTCTTTTTCCTCATCTGAAAAACCGTCCCTGATTTCGGCAAAAATAAGAGTCGGTGCCATATTGCAGACAGATTTCGCCGATTTCAGCGCATAAATGCCGGTTTTGTTGGTTGCATTTCCAACGATGTTGGAAGCAACCGCGCTGACTTCCTCCGTTGCATCGCTACCGCTGACTTCGTCTGTTGTTTCCGCGATACTATCGCCGACAACAATCGGTGTTCCTTCTCCGTCTGTGATGATATTGTCTTCGTGATCGACAAGATATACATTCGTGTCAACGGTTTCGGATCCGCCTTCACCGCTTTCGGGAGCTCCTTCAACCCTGACAACGACCGTGTGTGTTTTCTGCTCTCCCCAAGCCATCTCGATCGCACGTCTGAGATACGATTTTTCAGACATCAGAGCGACCTGACTTGTCTTGGTTACAAGAACCGGTTTGTTGAGCGGGAAAGCCGCTTCGAAGGCCGCAACTGCCTCCGGTGTCGGTTCCTGATCCTCTTCGTGGAAGGCCGCAGCCGTTCCGACGACACCGTAAACACTCGACATCTGGAGAGGCAGAACCTGACCGCCGTCGGTGTTTTCATAAATTTTAAGTCCGTGTAAAAAGCTCATTTTTCACCTCATTTTTTTAATGGAATATAAAAGCCAGACCCAAGTTTCGGTAACAGGCCGGTGTTGGTCGCACCATTCGGATATCTGTGACTGCAAGAGATCAAAAAATAAAATTTCTGCATTTCTTGATCCAGGATCACGACAAAAACTCTGTTTTGTGCATTCGGAGAGACATATGAATCTTGTGAACCCGTGAAAGCAACAGCACCCGGCACACTTTGTGCCATGGAGGTTACCCCTGGCATATAATCAATCTTTAAAAACCTGCTCCAGTGAGGGATGGCAGATAAATCAAAATCCCTGCTCATAAAATTCAGCCGCCCGAGCTCATCAAAACCGTATTCGTGGTCGCCGTGATAAATTGCCCCCAGTTCTGAAAGAGTAGGTTTAAGAGCCATATTTGTATCGTATTCGCTTTGATTGTTGTATTGAACTGTATTGCCGTTGGAATCGTAAACAGCGCAAAAAAACACATTTTCGTGGCGTAGGATTTTATTGCTTAATTGTGGCTGATATTCAAGCCGAACCGGCATAAAACCGGCCTTCATTTCCGCAATTTCAGCTTCCGCTTCATCCAGCTCGTCCGCCACTTCATCCAGTTCCGTTTTCAGTGCGAAATTCGCGCTGTTTGTATTGACCGCGATACTAGCCGCCGAGTTGAACTTGATCGGAATAGTAATCACAAGATCCGTCTGCATATCCGGTTCGCTGACCGACGGGATGTAAGTCGGCGGAAACTTTCCGATCCATACCAGAACATCGTGGTTGTTCGCGTCGGTGACAAACAGACCGATCTCGCGGATAGTCTGCCCCTTTACCGCCGCCGCCGGAATAATCGTCGCCTTTACACGCGCCGTTGTATGCGAAGCATCGTTCGGGTCAACTATTGTCTCGACGCTTTCGACAAGCTGCGTTGCCGTTCCGTGAAGATCCGTCTCCGATCCGTCGTAAAGATTCTCGTTGTCATAGTCCGCATCGGTCAGATCCCCGATCTTCATCTTTGAAAAGGGCCTCTTGTTTGCCGGACTCTGCTCATAGCTCGCCAGCAGTGCGAGCCCCGCATCCGTAAATCTGCCTGCTGTCATCATCTGCCTCCTTATCTTTCTTGTTTCAGGAGCGCGGGCTGCAGCCCGCACCCCATTATTCTTCCCTTAAAAAATGACCTTCTTGTCAAGGCTGTACCTTCTTTTCAGGATCATCTTCAATCCTCTTCCGCTCTCGTTCCAGGTCGTACCGTCTGCCAGGAGCTTGAAGCCGTAAACATTATTGGGGTGGCCGTTGATCTCATCGGTGACCGGTCTGCCGTTAAGTACCGAGCTGTTCTCGTTTTTCTCGATAATAATTTCCGGTCCCCATTTACAGATTCCGTTTCCTTCGTCCAACTTGTATTTGCCGCCCTCGCCGGTTATGACGAGATCGGGATTCATAGTATTGCTGTTATAGATACGGAAACTCGATGAAAGGACTTCTGCACCCTCCGGAAGCTGGTGAGCCGCCTCGATCGTGACATCCTGCTCGAGAGCGTTTCCGTTGAGATACTCTGTAAGATCGGCGTCTATGACCTCGCAGTCCTCGAACTCGAGACCGTAGACATTGGCATCATAAGATCCGATTGTTTTTTTGAGCCTGGCCGCCGCATAGCCGGCAAACATCTGGAGCGGCGACTCGAAATCACCGAAGCTCTTGTCATCGTTGAAGTCTCCTACAAGCGCTGTTCTGAGCTCCGCATCGGTCTTGCCGTCAAAATCCATATCAGTATGAAAGGAACTGAGGATCATCTTGACAAGGTCGATATCGAGAGTGGGGATCGCATCGATGAACATGGCACGGAATCCCTCCACGCTGAGCCCATCTTCTCCGCTGAAATCCTTGACGGCATTCATGATTTTGTTGAGGTTCGCAGCCAGCTCCGCACCAGTGCCGTTCTTGAACGAATCAAGCATGGCAGCAAATGCCGCTGCACCGTTGGCAGCGCTCCATTTCGCCATCTGATCCCTGAGATCCGAAACAGGGATCTTTTTCAGTTCGTTGTCTTTGTCGCTCACCGGCAGAAAATCGCCTTCCTCTGCCGTCTCGATGTTGTAATTTTCGAGTTCGTTGATTTTTTTCGTGTTCATCTTTCTCTCCATGAAAAATTTATTGAGTTATAACTTGGACAGGGAACACCGTTTCCCGATCCGCAATGATTCCTGCACCTATGTAAAGCGAGTGCCCTCCGGTCACTACCGGCTGCACCGGAAAAGTCACAACCGCATCCGCAATGACACCCGCCCCGACAAACAAGTCTTTCTTTTTAAGGCTGCGGCTTAAAAGCATTGTCAGCCAGAGTGAAGCCCGCTTGTAGTCTGAAATCAGATAGAAGAAGTATTTCCAGTCTTTTTCAGTCCATACCTTGTCAAGGTCAATTTCTGCAATCAGCTTTCCTGTACATGCCGGATCAGTATCTTCACGCTCGAATCTGACAGAGTTGTCTACAATCGCCGGAACAAGCTGCACCGCTTCGACAAGACCGTCCTTTGTTCCTTCCTTTGCCCTTAATTTCCTCAATTCTTTGATGTTTTCCGGAGTCAGATGCCCGAAAAACAGATAGTCGTAAAGGCATCCGTTTTCCCATGCCAGATAGGGGAGAAAATCATCCGGAATTTCACCGTCTATCCAGTCTCTGAGCTTGAGAATTTCCTCAGGATTAAGTTCCGCAAACTTGTCGGCCAATGCCTCAAAGACCTTGCCGAACTCTTTCGGTATATTTTTCAAATATCTCCTAAACATCAGTCAATCCTCCGTCAATAACAGGCTGATTGATCACAATGTCGCTTTCCAGACAGTAAGCCGCCTCGTTTTTTAAGTTCACAGAATGGGTTATCTCATAGCCCACATGCACACTCAGATCTGTTATTGTAATATCCAAACCGGTTATTCCCGGAACATAACACATTCCGGCAATAATATTTTTGGTAATGTCCCGTCCGAAACTGTAAAGCTCTTTAACCGCCGCTTTTGCCTTTTCTTCGACCTGTATAAGAACTTCCTGACTCGCGCCCGGCAGAAGGTGCGGAGTTATTTCAAGACCGTATCTGAATACATTTCCGGCAGCACCGTCGAAACTTTTGCCGATTTCAACGGTTACTATATCGGCGCACGGACGGTTGTTTTCACCGCTGCAAGCCTCGGTGACTTCACTTAGCAGCAGATTCCGTCTGTCAGCTATATCCGCTTCTTCCATACTCCATGTGTCGAGAGTCGGAAGCACCCAGATAGTAAGACAACCCGGTGCGGTCGTTTCGATATAGACTTCTTTTATATTAAGATCCGCGCTCATCGCATAAAATTGATAAGCCCGTTTTCCGCCCATGTTTGAAGTAGGAGCAAGCAGAATGCGCTGTCTGTATCTTTCGTCGCTTTCGGTCTCGCCGGATCCGGCTTCGATTATACTGTCGATCCCTACACTTTCGATGACCGGGGAGGCTATAAGCAGCCTGTTTATTTTTATATCGTTGACACTTTCGCCGCCGCCCTCATATATTTCAGCTTCGATAATCTGCGTTCCGTCAGTTTCAGGTGTGATCTCATATTCCAGATAAGTCCTGGCTTTGAAATATCCGATAATGGTTTCTGAGTTCGGCGGGGTATAGTCGCCTCTGAACTCTGTTCCGGCCTGAATGATTCCGCTCACACTTTCCGGGTTCCTGTATGTGATTTTGAGCTTTGCAATCGGATTGCTGCCGTGCATTCTCTCAATATCCGGGCGTATATTGTCGAGATCCGAGCCCCCGGCAAAAGCCAAAAGCAGTCTGCGTGCCGTTTCGTTGGTGTGCTGGATCCTCAGAACATCCATTTCCGCCAGCGCTTTCAGCACTTTGGTCATCGGATCGGCATTTGCTGCATCCCATTCAGGAAGTTTTTCTTTTACCTTATTTATATATTCTCGAATTTTCTTGGAGAGATCATAATCTTTGATCAAATCGGGTTTAGGCAGCTTCGATATATTAAACATTCACACTCTCCCCGTTTTTGAAGTAGCATCTGACATGGACGACCGGATTACTTTCGCTCCAGTCTTCGCCCTTCACGAGTTCCATTCTCTCAAGTTTGAGCTGCGGGAAATACTTCAGAATGACAGCGGCCGTTTCCTTGAAAGCACGCATCCTGAAAAGCGCGTCAATAGGCTTGTCTATGAGCAGATAACGGTTGGATCCGTATTCAGGATCACCGAAGTTCGCGCCTTTCGGAGTGTTGAGCACATCCGAAATTTCAAACTCAACTGGTTTTGCGACTAATTTGAAGCCGTTATCGGAAAACATAAAAACCTTTTTCAAATTATGGCTCCGTCATTCACTTCCGCATTTGCTTTAATGTAAGCTACGACTTTTCCGGCTACGGCCGTACCAATGATTCCGGCAATTTGATACACCCTTGTTTGCTGAATCTCGATGTCGTTACCTTCAGCATCTTTCTTGTAAACGAGATCTGCTTCATCCATTGCGGATGCGATTTCATCTCGAATGTCTTCTGCAAGGGTTGTTATGTCTGTCATAGCCATCGTGTCACCTTAATCAGAAAAAAGTTTTGTTGAACCGCCGGTAGGTTTCACACCAAAAACAGGGCATAGCGCGTTTACTGTCGTTAAAACTTGCCCCAAACCATTTCCAACTTTGCAAACCGCTGTAGGATCAATCTGAATATTGTTCCCTTTTATAGTTGTATTTCCCGTTGCCGTTATTTCGGCTGTTCCGCTTGCCGTTATTTTTGCATTTGCCGCGCTTATTTCAGCATCCCCTGTGACTGAAATGTGGATTTTGTTAGAACTTTTATCGAATTTTATCGTATTTCCGTTCTTGAGTTTGATTACAAATTCTTGATCACTGGTCGTAGGGATCTTATTTCCGTTATAATTCATTCCTCTGATTGCCGCACCGTTCTCGATCGATCCGTTCGGACATACCACGCAGACCATTTCGCCTTTCTCGATCGGAACAAAAACGCTTTCATCCGTTCCCGCAGCCGGTTGAAACACCGGAATCCAGCCGGTGACAAGATCGCCCTGAGCGACTTTGACCTTGTTTTCTTTAGCTTCGATGACAACGCCGTAAAACAGGAGATTTCCCATTTTGCGTTCAAGCTCCGTTATACGTTCCTGAAGTTCCTTAAATGGCATTGTTGAACCTCTTTTCGATGAAACTGTTGTCGATATCGCCGTCATCAACGACATATTCTCGCTCCGGCTCTTCCCCTCCGGTCTCATAAACCGGATAGACAACATTAAACCAGAAGTTTTCCTGTTTAAAGTGATCCTTTTCCAGGTCACACTGACATCTTGCAAGTCTTATATCAACAGGCTTGAATATTTCCGGCCTCGTTTCGATTCTGATTTCAGGCAGGCGCATCCAGTCAAAAAACACCTGACTCAAATCAAGATCTGTTTTTGTGTCCGTGGTGATCAGAACGCGGACTTCACACCTCATCATGCCCGCGAAAGTGCTTTCTTCTTCCTCTCCCGCGCCTGAATAATCAGGGGTGCGGCTCTCAAAAAAGCTCACAATGTCGTTTTCTCCGACCTGCGGGCATTCCGCCAGAATCCGCGCTTCAATCTGAGAACGAATCTGTTTTTCCGGGCTCAATTTCCACCTCTGAGTTTCGTTTGTTGCGCTGCGATTTCATCGCGGCACTTGCATCGTCCGTTCTGCGGCGTCTCGGTTTTGCCGTTGCCGGCTGCTGAATAAGCGGACACATCATGTTGTATTTCAGATTGTTTTTCAGCTCAGCCATGTTTTCCGAGTTCTGCTTTTCAATTTCAAGCATCTTGGCCTGATTGTCCGCATTCTGTTTCAGCAGCTGATCGTATCTTTTGTTCGATTCTTTCTTGTCCCAAAGAAAGAACAAAGCCAGAATCCCGAAACCGCCGTATTGAAGCAACGCCGTTATTTCTCCGACATCCATCAGATCACCTCCACCATCACGTTACCTTCGCCCTCTGCCGTTTCGAGATCGGCGATTATCCCTTCAGCCCTGTTTTTCCAGTAGTTCTGAATAGTCACCACCTGAGAGGGAGAGCAGAAAACATAGTCTGTCATGTCGTCGCTCTCCCTCGCAAAGGACGAGGCACCGTCAAGGTACATCGTGTTTATGATCGGCAGGAGGAAATACATCGTCATGCACATAGCGGCTTCGCGCCAGTCCTTGTCGCCTTCACCGTCATCAATAGGCCGCCCGGCACGTTTCTCGCAGAAGCGCAAGCCGCGTTCCAAATGCGGTTCTATGACCGTGTCCGCCACCTTATCCGGCAAATTCGCGAAACGCCTTATGTCAGCTGCTGTCAAAACCATCATTCCTCTTGCATCGTCAATTATCGCCGCATGTTATGCGCGATTCCTCAAAGCTCCGTCAGTTGTTGCCGCCGCTCCCTAGACACCCTAGATTCCTTAAATTCCCTAGATCCCTAGAGTCGGCGGCCCAAAAAATTACAGTCCCTCGTTATCCGTGATTGCAACCGCAGCCGGTGTCTCGCAGAGACCGTTTTCATTCTTCGTGAAAACAAGGATGTGGGTGTTGTCTCCGAAAGCCGTTCCGTCAGGAAGGATAAATTCAAGGTCGCTGCCTGTTTTCGGAAGTGTCGCGATTTCGGTCGTTTTGGTTGTTGCGTCGCTGCCGAAATAAATTGCATAATGCGTTACATCGTCTTCGTTTGTTGCCTTGGTGATAGCGATGGTTCCGCCGATCGTGTCATCAGTCGTGTCGGTGTCGGTGAAAGTTACATCCGCCGGTGCGTTTGCCGGGACCTCGCCTTCTTCCTCGTCTTCCGGATCGGTCGGATCGGACGGTTCGACCTCTTCACCCTCAAAACCGAGGACCGCCGCGTCTTCGATGCCGATTTCGTAACCGCAGCTGAGGCCGAAGAAGAAGTTGACAAGTCTTGCAAGCGGCTTGTTCTCAAGCTGACGTTCGATGTCGTTGTGGAGACCGACAAGAAGGTTCATCGGGTTGGTGAAAAGCACCGAACCAGCTGCAAGGTATCTTGCCTGAACAATCGGATAGCCGAGGAACTTGTTCACGCCCGAATTGATAAGGTATGCAGCGTTGCCGTCCTTTCTTCCGATCTGTTTGACATACTCTTCGTAGTCAGCCGGGTTCATAAAAATATAGCATTCCTCGCTTTTGTAGTCTGCCGGCATAGCCGCGACAACAGCTGCAAGATATTCGATCCAGTCGGTTTTGCCGCCGGTCTTGTAGGAGTTTGCGTTGATTTTGTGCGAATCCGCAGAATCTTTGAGGATCTGGATCCAGCCCTTGTTGATGTTCTCGGGAGTGTTTGCTACATCCTGATGGTTGGTTCCTTGGAAACCGACTCTGACAAGGTTCTTTCCGAACTTCTTTGCAAGTTTCGCATCGAACTTTTTAACAGCCGCGTTGCCTTTTGCGCTGCGGATCGTCGAATAAACCACGCGCATAAACGCATTGACCGGCTTGCATTCGATGTATTTGCCTTTGTTCTGTCCGAGAGTGAAGTTTTCCGGCTCGACACCCTCCGGGATATTCTGAAGCACGAAATCCTCGATGTCGAAATTGTCCATCGGGATCTTAGCCTCGTCCGATCTCTGGACATTGACCATTTTCAGGATCGCATCATCCTCGACCGTAAGGTCAAGAAGTTCCCTCGCCGCCGCTTCAGGGACTTTACCCTCTATACCGATCTTGTTGAGATCGATAGTTCCGCTCTTTACGAGCTGTTCACGCATCTGTTCAATTACGCTCATAGTCTGCTCCTTTTAAATCGTTGTCTTATTTAGTCTTAAACATGTCTTAAAATGAAAAACTTTCATTTCCGGCATATCTCTCTGTTCTTGTTCTTTTTCCGCGCTTAAAACGCCGAATTTACCGGTTCCGGTTTATCGCCGTCCTCTTTCTCGCCGACCAGCTTGCCGAAACCCTGCTTTTTAAGCTCTTCGATCTCCGCCTTCTGCTCTTCAACCGCCTTTTTCAGCTCCGCGATCTCCGCGTCTTTCGGTGCAACCGCTTCTTCGATCATCTTTTTGACCTGCTCTTCACTCATCTTGTTCTCCTTCTTTTCGTTACCTAAAATAAAGTCCTTTATTGTCTCAGCCGCTTTCGCGACCGCCTCAGCCCATGTCGTTCCGCCTTCCGTAGACTCCGTCTGTTGCGCAGGATTGGATTCGGCATTTGCATCGCCGTCCGATTTCTCCACTTCCGTCTTCATCGCGCTGCCGAACATCGAAACGCCGGTGATTTCACCGTTCTTGATCGCGTCCCAGATCTCGACGTCTCTTATCTTGATGACGACGCACCATGCGCCGTCTTTTGTCTCAGGAAATTCATCTATTGATCCGCGCTTGATGAAACTCTCGACGATTACAGATCCGTTAGGATTCTGATTGTGCTCCGTGTCAACGCACTCCTGCCTGTACTGATTAAGGAAAAGGTGACACGCCTTTTCAATTTCACCCGCTTCCGCGAAATCGCCCTGCGAATCCACCGTGTCCGGCTCATACACCGTCGCGAAAACCAAATGTTTTTCGTCGTCACTTTTCTTGATCGCCGCCGCCACCTTAAACTTCGTTGATTGCGCCGGATTGGATCCGGCATTTGCATCGGCACTCTTGAAAACAATTCCTTTCTCATTCGCCGGATTTTCGACCAGCGAAATAAATTCGATCCTTATGTCTGTCAGCTTTTTCTTTCCCATTGCTTACCTCTAACATCGTCTATTGCCACAGCATGTCATGCGCGGCACCCGCATCGGCGGCCTCAAATTTCAATCAGCGGGCTGTTGCCCGCGATCACGTCTTTCATTTTTCCCTCTTTTTTTGCTCTCTCAATGCAAATAGCCGTATTTACATTGGATTTTCATTTTTTTGTGCTTTTTTTAGCCATTGACGTTTTTTTAAGGAGTTGAACCGTGGAAGAGACAAAAAAAGCTGAAAAAATTACCATTGAGGTAACAAAAACCGACGCCGAACCGCTTATAAAATATGCGCGGCTCAAAAAAGAGAGTGCCGTCGAGGAAAAAGAGCAGGACATCAAAATAGTCTATCCGCCCGTCGAGATAGGCGAAATCCTTGAAACATGCGCGACTTCGGCGTGGCACGGACGCTGCATCGAAATCAAGACCAAAGCGATCGCCGGGAACTATGAGATTGACGACAAAGAAAAGAAGTTCCTCATTGATGTATTCAAAGAGCAGGACACCGTTGAAGAGGTTTTCACCAAGATAGTCCAGGATTTCGAGAATACCGGCAACTGCTATCTTGACATTCAGAAAACAGGCACCCGCATCAATGAAATCTACATCGTAGAGCCTGAAACCATGCTTGCCGTCAAAGGACACAAAGAGTTTGTCCAGCGCGTGACAACCGACAAGTTCTTTCCGCGCTATAGCGCACAAGGCACTGAAAAGGCAAGCATCTATCACATCATGCAGGTCAATCCGCTTTCCAAGTATTACGGCTATCCGACATGGATCTATGCTCTCGAATCATTGCGGCTTGACAAATCCGTCAAAACCTTCTTTTCCAGTTTTTTCGAGAACGGCGCAATCCCCGATCTCATACTTGCACTTGAAGGCGCGGACTACACCCCCGAAGTCAAAAACAGCATCAAAGCCGCCTTGCAGCAGACCAAAGGCGTTGTCAATTCCCACAAAACCCTGCTTCTCGGGCTGCCCTTCGAGAATGCGCGGCTGCACGTCGAAACAATCACTTCACCCATTGCCGCAATGGATTTCAGCAAGATCGGAAACCCCAGCCGCGACGAAATCATCGCAGCCCACGGAGTTCCGCCCCGCCTTTTGAATATTATCCCGGCAGGTCAGCTCGGCGGCGAAGGCGACGGCGATTCCCAGCTCGAAATGTTCTACCGCATCACCGTTGATCCCGAGCAAAAGTTTCTCGAAGAAAAACTGAACAAGATCCTCCGTGATGCCGGATTCTCAGGAACCTTGAAATTCACCAATCCTTACCGTGACCTTCCCATTGAACCAACCAAAAAACCTGAAAACTGGGAGATGTGATGATACCGCTGAGTTTTGTTAATTGCGCCGGATTTTATCCGGCATTTGCATCGGAGGTTTAAAATGGATCTTAGTTTAGACATGTTTCTTGCCCGCGTCGCCCAGCGCATCCGTGCAATCGCAGTCGTTGAGACCGTTCCCGTCGTTACAGGCGAACTCCGCCGCAGCATACACGTCACCAAAAAAGGCGATTATTACATCGTAGGCACCAACAAGGTTTATGCCCGGCGCGTCCATGACGGAAGCGGCCAGATCGTGATCCGCGCAAAAAGCCGCAAAGCCCTGAAGTTCCAATCCGGTGGAAAAACCTATATCAGAAAGAAAGTCATTCAGCCTCCACGCAAGGGAAAGCCCTTCTTTCGTGATGCAATAAGACAGTTCACCGGCAACGCAGAGCGCGAACTTGCCGCGATCGCGCCCGAACTCTCAAAAGAGTTCCGCAAAATGTTAGCTTACGAACTGAAAAAAACAGGAGCAAAAATCTCATGAAATCCAATTTCAACGCCGCCGCCAACAATACCGGGATAAGGGAATCCCGTGATAACGAGATAACGACCGGCGGCATTCAAGTTGTTTTAACCCGTCAGAAATCCCTTGAAACCTGCACCGTCGGCACCCTCCACATTCAGACCCGCAACCTCGTCTGGCGTTGCAAAACCTTAGAGCTGCCGTGGAAAAATAACCAGCCTCAAGTGAGCTGCATCCCAGTCGGAACTTACCCCTGCCGCCGCCTGACCAGCTCGAAATTCGGCGAAACCTTTCAAGTCTGCGACGTGCCCGGCAGAGTTGGAATCCTCTTTCACGCCGGAAACAGCGCACCCAGAGACACACGCGGCTGCATCCTGCTTGGAGTAGGAGCGGAAATAAGCGGAAACAAGGCTTATCTTCTTTCCTCCCGCGCCGCAATGAAAACATTCATGCAGATGCTTGAAGGCTTTGAAGTCTTCGACATCGTAATCTCGTAATATCGGAGGAATTCCAATGGCAGCCGCTATATTCTGGCTTTACACAAACCGCAAAGCGATTTTAATTACCTTTTTGGTAATTCTTTTCTTTGTTTTGTGGTTCACCATCGAACGCCAGTCCGACCGGATCACCGCCCAGAAAGCGGAAATCAAGGCACTCACCGCCGAAGTCGAAACCCTGCACGCTGAATACGCCCGGATAGAAGGGGATGTCACCGCCGTTTCGGCATATCTGGCGAAAATCCGCAACATCGAAACAACCAAAAAAATAGAGGTCAGAAAAAATGAAGAATGTGTTGCTGCTCACGATGCTGATACTTTCATTGATCGTCTCAACGAGCTGTTCGGCTACTGCTCAGACGAAGCCGGAAATCAGGCAAAGGCTCTGCCGGGTCCCCGATGAGCCCGTTTTCGAGCGCATCGACCGCGAAGATCCCGACGAAGTCAAAATGCTGAAACTGCTAAACAACATCGCCGACCTCAAGGCTTACACTGAAAAACTCAAAGCCGTAATTGAATGCCTTAACTCTGCGGCGGCAACACAAGCCGGGATAACGACCGCCGCCAACAATGCCGGAGGCTTCCAATGTCTTTAGCTTACTTCGCCAAAATCCGCAAAAGCGTGAAAAAACTAAAACTCGAAGACCTGATCCGCAACCTCAAAAACGCCCTCAGCAAGGCTCATAAAGCCGCCGACCGCGATTTTCTTTTGAAGCACCTGACATATTTACAGGAAAAAGGCCTTGACAACCCGGCGACCAAAAAAGACCTTGACTTCATTCTGAAAGACATTGAGAAAACCCTCGGCCAGAAACTCGAATCGCTCGCCGAAGCTCCGTTCCTGCAAGCCTCAATGGAAGCCTATACCGAAGGCAAGCGCAAAGTCTGCAAACCCTTTAAAATCGATTATTCCCTTGATGATGCGGACCTCGGAGCCCTCAACACCCTTGATGAGTTCAACGGCTGGTACATCCGGGATAAATTCTCAAAAGACACCTCCGACATCATAAACCGCGAACTTTCCGACCTTTTGGAGCGCGGTGGAACAAAGCGCGAA